TGCTACTGTACTGGCTGGATTAGCTGGCACATGGGCTGTAATCAAAAGCACAGTTGCCCGTATCCAAGAAGATCTAAAAGGAGTGCTAAAAGAAATTTCTTCTTTAAATACACGGCTAGACGCTACTGAATCGGGAGATGCAGTAATGAAACACCAAGTAAGTGTTCTAGGAGCAATGCTGTCCCCTGATCATCAGGAAGCAAAAGCCAGAGAGGTAGAAGCTTTAAAATATAGAATTAACGCACTTAGACGAGATACAGACACTTTGATGCACACGCATAATGGATCACATCCACCAATTTAGAGAGATATAATGATTTCACTTATAGGTAGTCTTTTAGGTTTTGTAACTTCCACAGGACCATCAATTTTTAAACAGTTTATGGACGCAAAGCAAGACACAAGGGATAAAGACCATGAACTTAAAATCATGGCTCAGCAGTCTCAAGACAAAAGAGATGAAGCTTTAATTGTAAGTGTTGGTGAAACTAACGTGGCAATTCATAGAAGTTCTGACGAACAGACTAGGAGGGCAAGTAAATGGGTGGTAAATCTATCTGCAAGCGTAAGACCTCTTATTACGTACTTCTTCTTTTTGGAATTTGTGTTGCTTACATTTCTATCAGCCTTTGGTTTGATAAGCCTAGAGTTGTTCCAATTGCTGTGGTCGAGCGAAGTGATAGGACTTTTTTCTGTGATTATAAGTTTTTGGTTCGGGCAAAGATTAGTCAGCAAATGGACAAAGTAATAAGCAAAGAAGGCTTAGAATTAATAGAAAGCTTTGAAGGATTCTCCTCTAAACCTTATAAAGACGTTGCGGGTATATGGACAATAGGGGTAGGTTCAATATACGGCATAGATGGGAAGCGTGTAAAATCTACTCACAAGCATGTTACAAAAGAAGAAGCTCTACAGTTAATGGAAAGGGATCTTAAGAAAACTGAGGTACGCCTAGCTCAACTAGTTAAAGTACCTGTATCTCAGAATCAATTTGCGGCACTGTGCAGTTTTGTGTACAACGTGGGTTCAGGAGCTTTTCAAAGATCAACAGCTAGGATGAAATTAAACAGAGGAAACTACGAAGGGTGCGCTGATGAGTTCTTACGATGGAAGTACGCAGGTAAACGAGCTATCCCCGGTTTACTAAGAAGAAGAGAAGCAGAAAGAGAATTGTTTTTAAGCAATGCGTAATCTTATTATATTGTTACTATTACTTGTACCCACAGGAGCAAGTGCAGAGTTAAACAGTGGTGATGTAATTGCAAGTAAGTATGTGTGTAAAACACCATACTATTTAGTACAGTATGAAGATGTACAAACTAATAAAGAAGCAGTAGAGTTATACAATACTTCTATGGAATCAGGAGAGTGCTTGTACTCAGATATAAGGTATCTCCACATTCTAAAAAATAGAATACATAAATATATAGGACTAGAAGGATTATCCGAAATATGGAGTACTAGACAGGGTATATTTGTAATAGTTCATGTAGAATCAGAGCAATTTAAAGTTTAGGTTGACTTTTACTCTTAATTTTGGTATAATTACATAACAGCTTAGTAAGGATAACTAATGGCACTCGAATCAGCAAGTTATATTTCGCAACTAGTTACAACTAATCCAACAGCAAGTGATAACATTTCAGAAGGGGACGATCACTTACGTTTAGTTAAAAGTGTTTTAAAAACACAATTCCCCGGTTTAGCAACAACTGCCGTAACCCAAACATCCACACAACTTAATAAATTAGGCTTTCCAGTAGGGTCTATTATGATGTATAGTTCTAATACCATACCTACAACAGAAACAATTTCAGGTGTTAAAGATTGGTTGTTGTGCGATGGTGGTAATTACAGTACCTCTACTTATTCTGACCTTTATGCTATAATAGGAACAGTCTACGGAACCAGCGGAAGTAATTTTAAAGTACCAGAGTTTAGATCCCACGTGCCAATAGGTGTAGGAGGGTCTAACTCACTAGGGACATCTCAGACAGCAAAAGCCGCCAGTGGGTCTGCTGTACTAGCTCAAATCCCAACTAATTTCATCATTAAGACTTAGTGTATCTAGCAATGAGAATACAAGAGCAAGCCGCCCAAGCATCTGTTATTTTAGACAACGAAGTGTTTAAAGAAACGGTTAAAAATATTGAACTATCATTGATAGAACAATGGAAACATGCTGACAATCAAGAAGATAGGAATCATTACTGGTACAAAGTACAAGCCTTGGCATCTATTATCGACGATTTACAAGCATGTCTAGATAGTAACTTAATAGAAAATTCTTTAAAATAGGAGTTAATTATGGAAGACCAAGAGACCAATCCTGAAGTTCAGGAAGTCCCTAACAAAGAAGCCAATATGTACGATGTAATGTTCGGAAGTGCCACCACTAATCCAGAGCAATCATCTACAGAACAACCTCAAGAAGAAGAAGAGCCACTTATTCTGTCGGAGCAATCACAAGAAGCAGAAGAGGAAGTCTACGAAGAGGTTGAAGAAGTAGAGGTATCCGATGAAGAAGAGTATGAAGAAACCCCACAAAGCTATACTGTAAAAGTAGATGGCGAAAAATTTGAGGTTACTCTTGATGAGCTTACAAACGGATATCAACGGCAGTCTGATTATACTAAAAAGTCTCAGTCTGTTGCAGAAATGCGAAAAGCTTACGAAGCTAACTTACAATCTGTTCAAACAGAACGTGGGCAATACCAAGAAGTCTTAGCAAATATGGAGCAATATCAAAGTCTAGAACTGCAAAAGTTTCAAGAACTTGATTGGACTACACTTAAAGCGGATGATCCAGTAGAATATATGGAGAAACGTATTGAGTTCCAAGATGCCAAAGATAGAGTTGTCCAAGTTAGGCAAGAACAGGTTAATGTTCAGCAAAAAACCCAGCAAGAAGTGTATCATAGTGTTCAACAGAAGGTTCACGCAGAAGCAAAATTACTATCTACTGCCTTACCAGAATACTCTGATCCTAGTTCTACCTTAAAAGATGATTTAAGAGGTTATGCTTTAGGGGCAGGATTTACAGAACAAGATGTTAATGCCATTACTGATCACAAAGTTGTACTTATGTTACATAAGGCATTTTTGCAAGACAGGGCAAACTCATCTAAAACTTCTAAAGTAACTAAAAAGTCTCCTAACAAAGTTCTCAAATCTGGGAATCCTGTTGGTAAGACACAGAGGGTTAATCGTGATGTTAAAGCAAGACGCGACAAGCTTAGTAAATCCGGTAATAAACAGGATGCTGTAAATGCGTTTATGGATTTAATTTAACAAAAGGAACTAAACTATGGCACAACCTACAGGTGTGTACGTCACGTACTCTGGAGTCGGTCTACGTGAAGATTTGGAAAATGTTATTTACGACATTTCCCCTACTGAAACTCCATTTATGTCTATGGGTAGTCGTGAAGATGCGATTGCAGTAAACCATGAATGGCAAACTGACGCTCTTGCTGATGCTGTTCATACGAACCATCATGAAGAGGGTTCTACTCTTGTTGCGGCTGAACCTGCCGCTACTACCCGTCTTGGCAACATTTGCCAGATTGCTCTTAAAACCACATTGGTTTCTGGCACTCTGGACGCTGTTTCCAAAGCAGGGCGTAAGCAAGAATTAGCTTACCAAATGACAAAGCGAGCTAAAGAGTTAAAGCGTGACATGGAGAAATCTCTTCTTCATAATCAAGCTAAGACCGCAATGGCCGCTGATACTACTGTGCGTAAACTAGGTGGACTACCTAACTACGTTAAGACTAACGTAAGCGTTGGTACAAACGGTGCAGGTGCTGGTAACGGTGCGGCACGTACAGATGGTACAGCACGTACTTTTACTGAAACACTTCTTAAAGCTACTTTGTTAGCGGCTTTTGACGAAGGTGCGGATTGTAAGTACATCATGATGGCCCCTGCTAAAAAACAGATATTTTCTACATTTGTTGGTGTAGGTGCATCTGCTGGAGCTTCTAACTACATAGATGCTGGTGATCAACGTATCATTGGTGGTATGGACATATATGTTAGTGACTTTGGTGAACTAGCTGTGGTTCCTAATCGCTTTCAACGTGCTCGTGATGTATGGATACTAGACCCTGAGTATTATGGTGTAGCTTACCTACGTCCGTTTGAGCAAAAAGAAGTAGCAAGTACTTTCTGACGGAGAGCAACGTGCTATTGTCACTGAGTTTACTCTCGTTACGAAAAACGAGAAAGCTCTTGGCGCAGT